GTAGGAAGATACTTCAAACGATTACCTTGCTTAACTAGTAACCCACGCTTCTCCGCTAAATCAGTTAATCCACTGTACGGGTTCATACCCGTTTCATATGGAATTTTAACTTGTACTGCCTCGAATGGCTTAGCATAACGTGTTTTCATTACTTTACACGCCGCTCTAATACCTTTAACCTCGGTAACTTTATTACCATCTTCATCTTCTTTTAGTTTAAGTTTGCGCATCGCAATAACAATAGACGAAGCGTAAATAAATCCTTGTCCACCACTAATCTTATCATCTGGGTCAAACATATCCTGACTTGCATAAGTGTGGTTAGTGGCAATAATACCGACATTGTACGCACCAATCATGTTAACTGTATTGCGCACCAATGATGTCAGTGCTTTTGGTTTACGTCCTAAATCACCCTTCATATCACCTGCTTCGAACTGCTTGACATCAGTTGGTGTTAATAACATACCCAATGAGTCAATGACAAATAGTACTTTAGGTCGGTCTTCTTCTGCCATTGCTTTGTAGTCAATCATGAACGTACTAATAGTCTTAGCAACATCATCAATCATACATAAACTAAGTTTTAATAATTTAGCAGGGTCTGTATCAACACCAAGTGCTTGTAACCATGATTCATCTAGTGCATTCTCTGAGTCAATTAGCACAACAAAAATATCTTGTTCTTGTGCATTCTTAATGATATTCCCTGATGCAAAGTACGACTTACCTGCACCAGACTCACCTGCAAATACAGTTACTTTACCTAGTGGAACACCCTTATTAAAGTCACCCGATATAAGATAATTCAATGCGTAATTACCTGTTGAAATCCAATCAGTTGGGTCATGAAATCCGATTGATAATCCGTCGATTGATTTTGTTATACTTTTTCTAAATTTACTTACGTCAAATGGCTTGCCCATTGATTTCTCCTTGTTATGTTATATATGTAATGCAATATACTTTTCCCAATACGTGCTAACTAATTCATCGTTATAATCATCAAATTTTAGATATTGGTACAATGCTAAGCAATTAGATATAAATTTACCACCAGCATACGCAGGAAAGTGCATTATGATGCAATTATTAGTTTTCATATTTCTTTAAATGCTCCATGTATCGTTTACTAAAGTAGTGGTCGTAGTTATACTCTATTGTATCTTGTTCCATTAAATACAAATCATTCCAATCATGGATTGATAATTTAGAAAATTTCAAAATCATCTCCATCATTTTGATTATTCGTTCGATAGGGTTTTGTATGCTATCGAACGAATAATCGAATATTTTGTTATATTTTTTAAACCCGTAGTACTTCTCCAAAAAGAAATGCCAATTTGGCTGAGCGTAACTTACAAACAACCCACGAGTAACAATACTATACAAGAACTTTTCGGTCACAAACGGATAATAACTAGTAGACATTGTTTCACTAACTATATGTACGAAACTTTCGGTAATCTTTGTCTCTAAAGTAGATATGTTATTAGCATGGTCGTACCTCGTATAATCAAATGAATACAATGTATTTAAAAACTTATCATTATCCGAAAGGAACTTACCGTACATACGTTTTTGTGTGCTAGATAAGCCCAAATTCTCTAACTGACCGTTTATTTGATTATATGTGTTCTTGAAATTTTTGCTTGAATAATTACTATCAAAAATATCAAATTTTTCCATCATTGATGTTAGTAGTTGCCTACTAACATGAGGCGAACCATTAAAACTGCATACAAAATTTTTATATTTTATTTCCGGATGTATATTATAGTCAATGAGTTGGTCCAATATCTGAAAGTGTGTCGAGTTATATAAGGAAAACTGTAACTTTAATTTTTTATATCGATTGCGTAATTCATCGGTGATAATATATTCAGTCTCTATTATTCCTTTGAAATTTAATATTTCTAGGTAATTTAGTAAACTGTTATATAACCCTACGTCGAACCCACCCATATGGTCGGAAATAATAAGAGACCTAGACTTTAAAATTTCATCATCTAGGTCGCCATTTAGTATACGTTTATAATCTCTGGCGAATACAAACATATCTAAATATTACGCGTTCTGTCTTGCTCTGATTTGTGCAAGAATGTCAGCAGCCTTGTCGTTAGACGCAGGTGCAGTAACAGCAGGTTCAGTTTTAACTTCAGTTGCACCTTTAGGTGTTTCAAAAGGTATATCAGCACCTACAGCAGATACGTCAGCAACAGGAGTTACTACATTCACAGTACCTTCAGGCTTATCAACACCCCATGGACGGTAATAGTTACCCCATTTCTCTACGTCGTACTGCTGACCATCAACACTTGCTTCAAACATTTCATGCATAATCTTCAATGTGTTTGCATCAGGCATTGGTGGTAAGTACGTAGATAAGTCAGTCAAACCGTGTGTTGCAATTGATGCTTGCTCTTCATCAGTCAATGCAGTTTCCTTTCTTGACCATGTACTAGTACCATAGTCAGCGTATTGCCCCTTTTGAGTCTTAGCAATTCTAAAATCCAAACCATTAGTAAAGTCAGTTGGTAAATCTTCCATTTCTGGGTCCATTAAACTTGCCTTGATGATGTTGAAAATAGAAGGACTAATCATGAACTTGCGAATTGGATTCTCAGGTGCATTATCTTCGTTCATTGGGTCTGTGTGAACAAAACCGTGGAATACGTAAGTACGTTTCTTCCAATATTTACGACCCATATCTTCCAATGATTTATCTTTAAACCATGGTCGTACTTCCGCAAGAATTGGACACGGAATATCGGTGTCATACATTTCCATACATGGAACTTGAACCATTACGTCTTTTGAATCACCACCTTTAACACCAGCGAATGGTAATTTAATCATTGCACGCTCTACCCAAAAGTATGGATTTGCGTCGTTACCATCAGGTAAAAAACGAATAGTTGCCGATGAACCTTCGTCAATATTCCAATGTGGGTATATTAATCCACCACTTTGTTGATTACCGTTACTTGATGATTTGTTGTCTTGTGCCGCTAAACGGGCACGAATGTCTGCTAATGAAGCCATTTTATTTCTCCTATATAATATCTAAAAGACTAATACCCTTCGCGGATATCAGAATACGCTTATCTAACATAAGCGGTTTATTTATGATTTATCGTACTTTCGTATTATTAAATCAGTCGTTATTATATATAAGATTTTTTAACATAGAACATACAAAAGACCGAAATAAAGATTTCAGTCATTTCAATGATTGTCTAAGAAACTTGAATTTCTGATGGGATGATGTCACCAAATCCGTTGATGCTCATCCAATCGATGATTGTATCTCTCGCATCTGCTTCTGGATTTTCTGATGCTAATTCACCAAGGTTATCGAATAATGTGTCATCCCCGATAATATCATAAAGAACTTCGGTGGCATTGGTAGCATCAACCCCAACCGGAAGTTCGTTACTTAATATTTCTTTCAAACGACCCAATGACTCAGGTGAGTTTGGTATCGCCCACGTTCCTTCTGTAATATTATTTGCCCAACTTTCAAACATTGTTAATTCTCTCATGGTACTGTTCTCCACATTCGATGATTCAGTTGTTATTGTTTTTTGTGCGCGATATTCTGATATTAAGTGTGAAAGTACAGGCAACACGTCATTGACCCTGTCGTCTGATACTCCCTCTGGAACTAGTAGATTTCGTACTTTCTCAATTATCTGCTCATCTTCATTAATGGTAGATGGTGACCAAGATTCAACATATTTCTTGTAACCACGTATACCACTCATTAATTTGATGTTTTTCTTAAGTTTCTTATTATGATGTTTGCATGTTTCAACTACTTTACTAGATGCTTCACTCTCATTAATTGATTTAACACGTAGGAAACTTCCTAATGTGTTTATATTATTAACTGTCTCTGTAATATGAAGTCCAAACACATCATACGGTGTGTTACCTTCAGAAACATGTCTTGCCATTGCCCTAGCACCTGCGATACTTTTAAATGGTAGTTTAAAACGTTCTCCATCACCATTTTCAATGAAAATTGAATTGATGTTACGGAATCGTTGGTCACCTTCGGCGATTTTCTTACTGTGGCGTATAATTAATTTAGTTTTGTTCTTTTGTGGATTGTAACTAGATTTACTAGTACCATTCCAACCTTC